TCTGCCGCCAAAACATCCAACTCTTCAGTAGTTACCCCGTCATACAAACCCGCGATGACTTTCCTAGAAACTTCTACATAATCAACATAATCTTCGTTGAGTCCGTATGTTTGTTTTTTAATTCTTGCCGAGATTTTATCAAACTTGACAGGTTCTCGGGTTCCGTCTCTTTTTACTACTTCCATAATTAAAAATCTTCTTCAAAGTTTAATTCTTTTTCTTCAACATCACCAACACCACTCTTGGAATAATCTGAAACTCTTTTTTCAAAGAAATTTGTTTTGTTTTCCAAAGCAATATTTTTCATGAAATCAAAAGGATTTTCTGAGTTATATACTTTTCCAATACCCAAATCAACCAACAATCTGTCAGTCACATATTCCAAGTATTGAGACATTAATGTAGAATTCATACCAATCAAATCAACAGGAAGTGATTCTGTAATAAATTCTTTTTCAATTTCCAAAGCCGAACCTAAAATTTCAATGACTCTTTCTTTGGAAAGTTTATTTTCGATGTGTTGGTTATACAAGTGTACCGCAAAATTTGTATGTAAACCTTCGTCTCGAGAAATCAGCTCATTTGAGAAGCTCAATCCAGGCATCAAACCACGTTTTTTGAGCCAAAAGATTGAACAAAATGAGCCCGAAAAGAAAATACCTTCAACGGCAGCGAACGCCAACAATCTTTCAACAAATGATTCTGAGTTAATCCACTTTAATGCCCATTGAGCTTTTTTCTGTACCGCAGGTACGGTATCAATTGCATTGAACAATCTATTTTGTTCTTCTTTATCTTTAATATAGGTATCTATCAAAAGTGAGTAGGTCTCTGAGTGAATGTTTTCCATCATTATTTGGAATCCGTAGAAGAACTTAGCTTCAGTATATTGTACTTCTTTGACGAAGTTTTCTGCCAAGTTTTCATTAACAATACCATCACTTGCTGCGAAGAACGCTAACACGTGTTTAACGAAGTGTTTTTCACCCTCATTTAATTTTTCCCAATCGATTAAGTCTTGAGACAAATCGATTTCTTCCGCAGTCCAAATACATGCTTCAGCTTGTTTATATAATTTCCACAAGTCATGATGTTGTATAGGGAACAACACGAAACGTCCGGGATTTTCTTGCAAAATCTTTTCCATATTCTTTATAAAATTTAATTTGTATGTTCTCTTTGTTTTCTTTTTTCCATAAGTTCTTTGATTCGGTCTCTGTTTTTCTCCTCTTTCTTTTCTTCAAATCCTAAGAAAGTTACAGAGCTTTCCGTATCAATATCCAACAACTCGTTGTTGAACTTACAGTTTTCAAAGATAACTCCGTCCTTACCAACACGTGATTTGGTAATTGCGATAGTTGCTAAATTCATTTCTTTTTGTTGTAATGTTTTTGCCACAGAAATGATAACGTGACCTACTTGTGCTTTTTTGATAGAACCACCCATCTGGTCGGTGGTAACAACCTCAGAAGATATAGAGCTTCTGTTACCCTGTGTTGCAGTCCAACCTACAACTCCTAATTCATGACACAGTGCTTCGTATCCACGCATGACCGAACCTTCACTTTTCCACTCGTCACCCAAGTTTCTGTCAGGAACAATACAATCGATGTAGTCCAAAACTATCATATCAATTCGATGTCCATCGGCAATCATTTTACGAATCATATTTTTAATTTGATTCATGGTAAATTGGTCTGATGGTAACTTTTTGAGAAACAACTTGTTTGTCATTTCCTCTTTGACTTGACGTGCCTTTTCCAAAACTTCTTCACGGTGACTTGGTAGTTCATCGGGAGCGATTCCTGTCCACATCGTAAAGTGTTTTCTTTGGATTACTTTTGGATTGTCCTCAAAGAATAATTGTAATACGTTATATCCGTTGTTGAATGCACTGTTAGCAATTTTGGATAGAATAGTTGTTTTACCCACACCTGTTGGTGCTAATATTACACCTAACTCTCCTTTAGCAAGCCCACCTTTCAATAACTTGTCAATACCACTAATTCCCATAGGAATTGGGTGTCTAAAATCTTCATTAAGGACATCATCAAGATTATTGAATACGTCCTCGATTTTATTACCATTTTCACCGATTTGGATTGCGGCTCTGAATAGTTCTTCAAGTTTTTCGTAGTTCTCAAACTCACCATTATCAAGAATTTTTTGGGATTTGACAATGGCCTTTTGAAGCTCTTGTTGTTTACAAAACTTGAGAGCCTTTTCTTGAACAAAACTTGCACCTTCAATCGAGGAGTCTTGAATTTGTTTGATTGTATCGTTGAGTATTTTTAACATGAGTTCTTGTGGGAACTCACTCTTTACTACCTGTCCGAGAGTTTCAAACGATGGTGTGCAGTCATACTTAGAATAATATTCCTTAGTTAACTGCAACAAAGTTTTGAAGTATTTGTTCTCAAAATGAGAAGGTTCAATTACGTCAATGATGGAATGAGCAAAGTCCTTGTCCAGTATTATTTGATTTAGTAATTGTAGTTGAAATGTATTTCCTAAGTATTCGAAATTCCTATTTGACATAATTTATTTTTTCCCTTTTCTGTAAGTTATAAATACCTCAAGCGAGTTGATAATTCAGGTAACTTGTAGTAAAATTTTCATCTGAAAATATGTCAGTTAGGTCGCGAAGCACAGTTTTTGCTTGCTGGCGGATGTCTACGGTGTATCTTATTTTAGGTGGGAAAATTTTTGCATCAAGGATTCTATGACAAATTGTCTGCTCCCCAATTTTTACGTAAAAATGAAATACTTCAGGTCCATCGGTATTATTAGTTTCCAAAATAGACGCATCCTCCAAAATTTCGTACTGATTATCCATCATGTACATTACGGTGCGCATCTTTTGGGTACTTTCAAAACTGTCAACAAAATCTTTGACATACTCATGTAGGTCCATAGACGCTCGAGCGGTTGGGTTATAACCTCGGACATTGAAGTATCTTTGGATTACGATGTTGTTGTTCAACGTAATCAAAAACTCCATTTTTACAATATCTTGTTCTTTCATAAAATTTTAATTAATTGTTTTCTTGATTGAATTTTCTTTTTTCTTTTCTTGTGAGTTTGGTGAAAGGTTTAACAAAGTTCACAAACGCTTCATCATCCTTTGGAAGGTACTTAAAAAACCCATCCTCTGTCATCATTCTGATAAGGTTCTTTGACCCCCTCCCTTCGGGGTCCAATGTTTCACGATAATAAAGTTCGACCATTTCTTTACCCTCATCTGAAATCAAAGGGTTCAACAGGTCAACAATCTTTTTGTTTCTTTCGAAGAACTCCAAACCCAACTCACCGTCTTTAGTGATTCCTTTAGTAAGATTCATAAGGGCTTTGTTTGATTTGTGTTCTTCTAAAAGTTGTTGTCCTCTCTCCAAAATATCCGATACATTGACAACTCTGTCAACTACCTCAGGAAAAAATTTTAGAAAGGTTTTGTCACCCATCAAAGAAATACCATCAATATTATCGCTTTTGTCACCCATAATCACCTTAATTGTTCTTACATTTTCATGTGGGATTTGTTGTCCTAACATATTAATTTTTTCCCCATTTCTAATGAAGAACTTCTTAATTGGTGAATAAATAGATGTTGTGGGACTTACGAGTTGGATTAAATCTTGGTCTGCAGACAATATTACCTTTTGTTCATCAGTACCGATTAAACAGTAGTAGGCAATAAGGTCGTCAGCTTCGTTGTTATCAACTCTAATTTGTCTAATGAAACATTCCTCCAAATACTGTTTAACACGTTCCTTTTGGTATCTGTAGGACTCGTGTTGGTATTCATTCATCGTCTGACGACGATTCAGTTTGTACTTAGGATATATTTCACGTCTGACGGATGAGTTACCGATACCGTCCCAAAAGACAACGACTTTGTCGTAGTCGTACTCATCCACTTGTTTTCTAAGGGTGTTGACAAAGTGGAAGACTCCTCCAATATGTTCACCATCGACATAGAATTCTCTGACTCCATGAAATCCGATTTTGAATAGGTTATCACCATCTACTAAAAGAGTCCTCACTAAAAAGATGTTTATAGATTTTCACTTTCCTTTTCCTCTGACAACGCAAAATCACCATCTGAACCAATTATAGTTTTCCAATAATCGGCATGGTCTTTCTTGTAGGATTCGATGGATGCCTTTTCTTCAGCAGCCTCTTTACCGGCCAAGAAACCATGTGGGGTGACAATGATTTTTCCGTCTTCGTAACCCAATCCATTGATGTGATTTTTCAATACGGAAACTTTGGTACGAGTTGCAAACTTAACAGTTCGCTTATCCTTGGTTGCTGTAATCTTGGTGGTACCAGCACCTTTTTGATTACCAAACAAAAATACCAAAGATGAGTTTAACCAAATGGCCTCACCACCTTTAGCTTTAATCTTGGGTTGACCGAAAGGATTATCGGGAAGTTCAACCCATGGTTGATTGACAATAACCAAACTGTTTTCAAATTTGGTATCAGCCTTTCTTGAACCTGAAATACGTTGGTTAATACCCATACCAATCTTATCTGCTAACACAGATGCATTGTGTTGTTTACCGCCCTTTCCATCGTAAGTCATCTTACAAGGAACAGAACCAACTGAATCCCAAAGAAACAGTAAATCATAATCAAGTTCACCCTTTTCTTGAGCATCCAACAAACTATTGATGTAGTCAGTAATTTGTTCAATGTAGTCGAAATTATTATTGAAAATGAAAAATCCATCCCATTCCAATTCACCAGTCTGTTGGTCAACAACTTCTTCACACTCAAAACCCATAAGTTTCGCGTGTTCGAAACTCCACTTTTGTTCGGTGATAATGAATACAGGGAGAATACCTTGTTTCTGAGCCGAGACCGCAGTTTTAACCAACGCAGTGGTCTTACCTGTATCTGAGTGTCCCAAGAACATATTCAAATGACCAATTGCGGGACCAGGTAGTCCCACAGCATCCAAAAAGTCGGAACCCAAGTCAAAGAATCTTTGGGGTTTGTATTTTGCAGAAGTAGAGTACTTCTTCTTGATTGAACTGAAATCGTTTTTCTTTAGTGCCATATTAAAAAATATTAAAGGGTGCAGACACCGCCTGCACCCTTGTTAATTAGAACGGTAAATCTTCGTCAGGGTCAGCTCCTGCTTGAGGGTCTGCCACACCAGATGACTTTCCACCACCCATAGACATGATAGCTTCATCTCCGTAAACATACTTACCTGTTTCACTATCCCAACGTGGCTCTTCACCACGAGCGATTGCCTCAAGATACTCAACAGGTTTTTTGGAATACACATCTTGCCAAGTGAGTTCATCTGCCAACCATGACTTCATA